CCTATTATTACCATCCCAATTCCTGTATTAGAACTAGCATTATCAGTACCACCAGCTTCATGCCCGATACAGATATTTGAACTTCCAGTTGTAATCGACTTGCCAGCACTTTCGCCAATACATATATTAGAATCTCCAGTAGTTATTCTACTTCCTGCATCTGTACTTATACCTACATTTTGTGTACCTCCATCTTTCATAGACCCTAATGTATCAAAATCACCTATTGCCATATTAGTATCGCCAGAAGTAACAAGTCCGCCCACCATAAGTACTCTATTGCTATTATTATAAACAGAACTATTCTTGCTAAATGTTATATTACCAGAAGCAGTTATATCAGATACAACAAGAGAATCTTGAACCGAGCCAGAGCCTACAAGGGAAAGTTGTGCACCATAAATTCTACCACCCCAATTGACTTGAAGAGAAGGCTTACCATTAAGAATGCCAACACGAACATCTGTTGACTTCTTAGAACCTCTTCTATGTGGTGGTCTCCCTACTATTGACATTATTTAATTCTTTTTTCCTTATATATAAGTGATATATCATTAATTTCAAAATTTTCATCAGCTGTGCCTGCAATCCTAAATTGTATTGAACGTGCAAATTTTAAATAATCTTGAGGAAGAGAACCATCAGTATCTGTATCATCTATATTGCCTGAACTTGAAACAAGATTTCTAAAATTAATCTTAGCGAGTTTTTGAACATCGCCAGTATCTGTTGAATCTAAATCATCCACAGGAGTTGGAACATAAGCATCTCCAGTCGTAGGAGACCCACTTGTTGCCCAAGAAGAACCAGTATTAGACCCATATGGATTTGTATAATCTTGTATAGTATCAATTTTTGTCCAACCAGTTGATATATCAGCACCTTCCATTCCATTAACACGAAAATAAACATACATACCAGATTGTCCATCACCACCTGTATAACTAATATAAAGTGTATATAATCTTTTATCAAGATTAGGCTTACCCATATCAATGTCTTTTGTTATATATTCAATAGCCCTAGCTGATTGTGCAGTTGCACTCCATTTACTAACAATTAAATTTCCACTACTGCGAATCCCACCAGTCAAATATCCATCATGGTCAATAGCTAAATTTGATTTAGGTGTATATTGGTTATTAGTATCCCAAGTGCACCATGCATCAGTTATAAAACTATAGGCATAAGAAAATCCATTTTGATTATTAGTAACCCCTTCTGTATAATTACAAACAATAAGCATTTTTGCCTTATCATCGTAACCAATCTTAGTGTAAGAACTATTTGTTTTAGAACCATCAGTCCTTACATTAAAATCTTCAACATCAATTCTTCCTGCTGTTAATGAATCAACCTTGCCTGAATCAGCAAGATATACATACACCCCATTATCATTTACCCATGCAATGCCATGTGGAAACTCTGTTACTGCCCACTGACCATGAACTCCCATTTCACGATGCTCACCATCCATTCTTGGAGCTAAAACATCTTCAACATTTATTATATATAACATGTGTCTTCTAAATTGAAGAACTTTATTCTTTATCCATTTTAAAGCTGTTATCTCTCCTCCAGCCTCTGGAATTGTAATTCTATTTGAATCTACTGGAAATGTACCCCACATTGGATAAGCAGAACCAGCATCATTCTCACCAGCACCACTATAAAGCATAATATCTGAATATTCCCTACCATCATATTTAAGATTACCCACAAATGCAATACCATTGCCAACTGTAGAAGTTTTCCACATTAAGTCATCTTTTAATTCTTCTTGATGGAAAAGATTTAATGTATAATATGTAAAAGCTGTTGGAGGAGAAGCAATTGCTAAAGTACCTCCATCAGAAGTAGTAAGTTCAGCATCACTATCATTAGCAGCATTTATAACTTGAAGACTTCTTAATTCCGCAAGAGTAGGAGTAGTACCACTACCATCCTCATTTTCAAATTGATTCCAATTGCCAAACTCAGACATTAATTTTAACCCATATCTAAAATCAAGTTCTGCGAATAAATATTTATCATCACCAATTGGCTGTTTAGACGTATAATCTACTTCTGTATAATAATATCTTACACCATGAACCCTTTTAAATCCAGCAGCAACA